CATGTCGACCGTTATCGTGGTCACTTGATGGGGGCGTGACGGGATATGAGCATGAGTTTTGCAATGGATATATTTTTTCATTATATATATTTGTCAATATTCTGAATTGATTTTGTTACTTACTGAAATACTCTTTCTTTATCGTTTAATATATATATATTGACTGAATATTTTGATATGAAAAAGGAGTAAACATTATGGGATATCTTTAAGGAAATAGATTATAAAATCGAATATATTTGTTTAGCTGTAGGATGTCTCTGATAAATAATAACGTTTTAGTGATAGAATTATCAAATAAGATATTTATCTTCGCTATCCAAATCTAAATGCAGAAAAACATTTAAAATGAAGAGAAGAATGTTTCTTAAATCATCACTATTAATGACTTCAGGATTAGGTTTTGATACTTATGTGAGAGAAGAGGTCAGAGAGGAGAGAGTGCAGGTTAAAAAGCCACACGTTATCCTGATCATGACTGATCAGCATCGTGGAGATGCTCTCGGCTGTATGGGAAATTCCGCTGTCATATCTCCGAATCTTGATCGTTTGGCGAAAGAGGGAACTTTGTTTGTAAATGGATATTCTGCTTCTCCAAGCAGTACACCAGCTCGTGCCGGACTCTTGACTGGCATGTCGCCTTGGCATCATGGCATGCTGGGGTATGGTCGAGTTGCAGAAAAGTATACGTACGAGATGCCGCAAATGTTACGTAATCTCGGGTATTATACATTTGGTGTTGGAAAAATGCACTGGTTTCCACAAAAGGCTCTTCATGGCTTTCATACAACATTGATTGATGAGAGTGGACGTGTCGAGTCGAAAGATTTTATCAGTGATTATCGGGAATGGTTTCAGCTTCATGCGCCAGGTGAGAATCCCGATTTGACAGGCATTGGTTGGAATGCTCATGGGGCAGGTATCTATAAATTGCCGGAGAAGTTGCATCCGACGGCATGGACGGGTCAGACTGCTTGCGAATTGATTCGAAATTATAATTGTGATAAACCCCTTTTCTTGAAAGTTTCATTTGCACGTCCTCATAGTCCTTATGATCCTCCCAAGCGTTATCTGGATATGTATAAGAATGCCGATATACCCAAGCCGTCTGTCGGTGATTGGTGTGGCAAATATGCAGAACGTCTGGATCCGGAAAAAGTGGCTCCAGATGCTCCTTTCGGTAATTTTGGGGATGAATATGCTGTCAAATCCCGCAGGTATTATTACGCGAACATTACCTTTATTGACGACCAGATCGGAGAGATTATTGCGGTATTGAAAGAAAGAGGAATGTATGACAATGCGATAATTTGTTTTACGGCCGATCATGGAGATATGTTAGGCGATCATTATCATTGGCGAAAGACATACCCTTATGAAGGTTCGACCCATATCCCTTATATTGTGAAGTGGCCTGCCGGAATGTACAAAAAGGTTCCTTTGGGAGCAAGGATTGAACAGCCAGTCGAACTTCGCGACTTTTTGCCTACCTTTATCGAGTTAGCTGGTGGAGCTGTACCTCCTGATATGGATGGCAAATCTTTGTTGAAGCTGGTTCAGGGCCAGGAAAGTGAATGGCGTAAATATCTGGATATGGAACATGCCACTTGCTATAGTCAGGATAATTACTGGTGTGCATTGACAGATGGTAAGATCAAATATGTTTGGAATTTTCATACCGGAAAAGAAGAATTGTTTGATCTCCGGAAAGATCCGAACGAATTGGTGGAATGTTCCGGCAAGCCGGCTTATGCTACCCAGCTTAAGGAAATGCGCCAGGCAATGGTCGATCATCTGGCAGAGCGCGACGAAACTTTCGTGAAAGATGGAAAATTGGTGGTACGGGAGACAACAATGCTTTATAGCCCTAATTATCCTCAAACAAAATGATTCGTATAAATTCTTTAAACTGTGTATGCTATGATAAGAAAATGGAAACTCCTGCTTGTTGGAGTGAGTTGTGTAATGGGTACAGCTATGGCACAAAATAATCCTATTTTGCTGTTTCCGAAAGGTGCACCGGGCGAAACAACCAAGTTGATTGAAAAGGCAGATGCTGACGGTGGGAAGACCGGAGGCGAGACGGTTCTTCGTATTACGAATGTAAGTGAACCGACAATTACCGTTTATTCGGCCCCCGACGAAGTGGCGACAGGTGCTGCCGTTGTGGTTTGTCCGGGTGGTGGCTATAATATCTTGGCTTATGACTTGGAAGGCGATGAAGTTTGTGAGTGGTTGAATAACTTGGGAGTTACTGCCGTTTTGTTGAAATACCGGGTTCCTCGCCGCGAGGGCCGTGCGAAACATGAAGCTCCTTTGCAGGACGTGCAGCGTGCGATCGGATATGTCCGGACTCATGCGGAAGAAATGAACCTGGATCCTCAGCGGATCGGAGTAATGGGATTCTCTGCCGGCGGACATCTTTCGGCGATGGCAAGCAACAATTTCGATAAACGTACTTATCCGGCCGTGGATGCGGCAGATAAGGCAAGTTGCCGTCCGGATTTCTGTCTCTTGGTTTATCCTGCCTATCTGGATGGTGAAAATTTCCAGTTGGCTCCGGAGGTCAAAGTATCTTCTACCACTCCCCCTACAATGATGATTCAAGCAGAAGACGATAAATCTTATATCAACAGTAGCCTTTTCTACTATTATGCTTTGAAAGAAGCTGGTGTGCCTGCATGGATGCATCTATATAGTAAAGGCGGTCATGGTTATGGCCTGAGAGATACGGGTGCAGCTGTAAATGAATGGCCTGACAGGGCTGAAGACTGGTTTCGCGAAATCGGTGTGATAGAATAAAAAACTAAATAGAGTACAAAGATTTTCGATTTTTCTGTATCTTTGTACTCACAAATCATGGGGATGACCGGTTTAGAAAGACCTATCCTAAAAATCAAAGAAAATAAGAGCGAAAGAAAAGCTAAATAAAATATTGAATATCAGTGTTTTGTGAATAATGAAAGAGCTAAACGGGAATAATGTATTTTCTTTTGTTTAGCTCTTTTTTTTGTTACTTTTGTTACTCGTTTGTTACCCGTGACGGAAATGTTACTTATCTTTGTGGTGGGGAACAAATAAAGTAACGATATGACAAAGCAAGTCAAAGTTAAAGAGCCGGTACGTATTCGTACAAAGAAACTGGCTAACGGGAATGAATCGATCTACCTTGATCTATACAAAGACGGTGATCGTGTGTACGAGTTTCTCAAACTCTATCTTATTCCGGAAAAATCAAAAACAGATAAGGAAGCTAACCGTAAAACGTTAGAGTTAGCTAATGCGATCAAGGCTAAACGGATCGTAGAGCTGCAAAATAACGAACATGGCTTTAAAACAAATACTACCAGATCAAAGATGAATCTGATTCAATTTGTTTTACATCTGGCAGATGAACAACTAGCAAAATCGGGAAATAAGCGTAGTTATTATTATACACTTCATTCTCTAGCGAAGCATTTAGATGCGTATGCTGGTGATAAGATAACCTTTGCAAAGGTGAACACTGAGTTTGTTAGAGGGTTTATAGCGTATCTTCGTACTGCTGTCAACTTCAATTATGAAAATAGCAAGAAAAAGTCTAAAGACGAAATTCTTTCACAGAACACTCAATACAATTTGTATAAGAAATTTACTTGGGTGATCCGTAAGGCTATGTTAGCGGATATAATTGTCATTAATCCTTTGGATAAAGTGGATAATACAGATAAGCCGAAGCCGGAAGAGGGGCAAAGGGAGTTCTTGACGATTGAAGAAATTAAAAAACTAATGGCGACCCCATGTAAGGACGATATGTTAAAACGTTCATTTCTCTTTTGTTGTCTGGTAGGACTTCGATATAGTGATGTAAAGAGCTTGCTTTGGAGCGATCTCAGGGAAGATAATAACGGTGGAATTATTCTTCGACTTCGTGTAATTAAAACAAAACGGTATGAAGATTTTCCGGTAAGTATGGAGGCTTTGAAGTGGTTACCGGAAAAAACAGGATCTGACGAAAATTTAATCTTTACTCTGTCAAAGAATGATAATTCTAACCGAAAACTGAAGAACTGGTGTGCGTCTGCCGGCATAAAGAAAAAGATTTCATTCCATTGCTCCCGGCATACAGCAGCTACATTAAACCTGAGTTTGGGCGTACCTATTGAGACCGTTAGCAAATTACTTGGACATACAAAGATCAGTACAACACAAATTTACGCAAAGATTATAGACAAGAACAAAAAGGACGCAGTCCGCAAGCAGGATGGTATCTTTGATTTTTGACATCAGTTTAATGGGGTACCCCCCCCCATATGTTAAAAAATATTAATAAACACGGTTGCCTTGTCTAAAAATTTTTTTTCTTATGGATTTGAAAATAGTAAAACATAGTATAGATTTAATGATTAACGCAGCAATGCGTATCAATAGCTTTAACATTGATAACGTTCATAACTTAACGGTTTATGATGTTGATATATTACGTGAGTTGGTAGACGATCTGAAAAAAACATTTCAGATTTGAAACTAGATGATATTGTGCTGAACAGTAATAGCGTAGATGAATCTCGTTTTTTATTGAGTAAAGTTTTATTTATTATAGAACCTTATTATTCTGATCCATCACACAAAGATCTTATACATATTGGTTATTCTTTTTATTTAAGTAGCATAGAACTGGAAATAAAAGACATGACTCTATTACAGTCAACGTATTTGTCTGATATGGAGTCTTTGTACTATTTCTTTGATTTTTTGCATAAAAGAATATCGTCAAGTTTATCCTTTGTATCTCGGAGTTTAAATGTTTATAATACATTTAATCCTGCCCCGGGGAGCGTACTCATAAATTCAAATTGTTCTTTGAATCTCCCGAATGGGTTAGATACAGAAAAAGCACAGGAAGTATTGCAGAGGGCTGTAAATGCAAATATATTAGACAAGGATTATCAGTGTATAGAATTGACAAGTTATCAAAAAAGACGGTTTGCAGAGTTAGCAAGTGAGGAAATAGGAATAAAATCAAAATGGAAAACATTTGAAGATTTATGGGGTATAAAAGGATTGGCCCAAGTTAAAATGTATGAAGCTGATCAAAGTAGTCTAAAAATAATTGATGATCTATTCACCAAAGATATTATAGATACGGCAAAGAGAAAGTAACAACAAGATATACAGAGATATAAACCTCCATATAGTGACTATAGTAGTGACTATATGGAGGTTTTTTGTTTCCTTCCCTTCTGATATTTGCAATGTAATTACAAAGCAACGGGCAAAGTACACGCCCCATTCATGAACAAATAATTTATTGTATTATGTCAGAAGAAATAAAACAGCAATTAGATAGGATTGAGCGATATAGTCTATTGGCCGCAAAGAATGTACTTTGCTTTGATGATGTTGCATTACTTACAGGATTGAGTAAGAGCCATTTGTACAAACTTACTTACAGTCATCAAATTCCGCATTACAAGCCCAATGGGAAACAACTTTATTTCGATAGAAAGGAAATAGAGGACTGGATGAAGCAGAATAGGGTTACTACAAATGATGAGATAGAACAAAAAGCAACAAATTATCTGGTTACTGGAAAAATCGGAAATAGATAGGAGGTTCAACTATGGATATAAGAGAAAAGGCGACCGAAGCCACTCCAAAAACTGAAGACAAAGATAGGTCAAAAAATCACATTCGTGCAACCGTTCGATCTCTTTTTTTATCTGGTCGTAAACTTACCGCACGAGAAATCAATATGATTACTGGTAGTAATGATGCTCGAAAAGTTATATCAGAGTTGAGGCGTTCTGGTTGGAATATAACAGATTTGAGATTGTCTTATGGATGTAAATTGTATTGGATTAATTCATTACCTCAACAAAAAAACTTAAACTTTCAGGAGGGCCGGGCATGAATATAGGAGAAATTATATCCGCTTTTGATGTACTACAACAACAAGTAACATCTCCAGTGCAGCAATTGAGAAAAGAAATCGACCTTATGCGTTCTGAACTTTCATGGTATGAAAAGAAATACCCTGAATCAGATACAACTAAACGCCGGGAAAGACTGCTGCGTTTAGAGGTCATTTGTAAATCTCTTGAATCATGCGAGCCAATAAGTTTGATGCCTTTAATAAGGGAGAAACTCAATGAAGCACGACGACATAAATTCAACCCAGATTTTGCCTGTGTGTGGTTGCCTTTATCGCCTTGTGTTGCAGATTTATTACATGCAAAACCGGCCGTTATAGATTTGATTGGTTGGGATATCTCAACGCCATATGACTATAACTATGTTGGGTTGGCGAATGCCGGAGGATTTATTTGTTCCGATACAGATGAGGAGGGCCAGAGATATGGAAACTAATGTTATAGGCTTGAAAATTGCTGCGAGTTTAGACGGTGTAAATATCGCAGACGATGATATCAGATTGTTGAGACAAGCCGAAATAGATTTAAGCACAGATATCCCGTCTCCACCACCAGTTCTTTATCAGGGTGATAAGGTTATGATTTCTAAAGGTGATTTTTCGGTCGTAGTTGGAGCTGCAAAGAGCCGTAAGACATTTTGTATTTCTGCTATGGTTGGGGCTTATTTATGTGCAGATGAGTATATGAACATGAGCAGCCCTAATGATGCAGGTAATGTTCTCTGGATTGACACAGAGCAATCAATATATCATGCGGCGAAAGTGGCGAAACGAGTATGCCGGATTGCAGGATTACCAACCGATCAGAAAACGGAACGCTTTCGAATGCTTTGTTTTCGGGAATATGAACCGGACCGGCGCCGAGAGTTGACTGATAAGGCTATTCGGTTATATCAGCCTTCTTTGGTTGTTGTTGACGGAGCGGCGGACCTTATTCTAGATGTAAATGATAGCTCTGAAAGTGCAAAGCTGGCTACTATGTTCATGGATATAACTAAAGAACTGGATAACCATATTGTCACGGTATTACATACCAATCCGGGAGGAGATAAGCCAAGGGGCCATTTAGGGACAAACTTTCTCAATAAGGCACAAGCCTTGTTTATTGTCCGAGCGGATGGTGATATCTCAACTGTATCAGTAGAACGATGTCGGGATATAGCGGTTGATGATTTTGCCTTTGCTGTCAATAATGAAGGCTTGCCGGTTCTTGCTTCTATTCCTGATAAGTCTGATAAATTAGATAATCTTAATGCTATATTTTGTAAATATACTCAGCCTATTCGCTCTACAGATTTAAGAGACGCTATTATGGTCGACGAGGGCATTAAGAAAGCTATGGCAAATAGAAGGATTAGGGAGGGTAAAGAATCAGGAATCCTCATAGAGAATAGCGTTGGCTTGCTCTATTACAAAGGAAAGGAGGTAAATAATGAATGCGAACAATTTCCTTTTTAAATGGCTACACTACTGGATACAATCGGCTATTTTCGGCTACAATAGCCAAGGTATGTCTAACCGGCTACACACCCCCCTATATATAGGGGGTGTAGCCAGTAGCCACCTAAATACCCATAACCATAGTAGCCACTTGAAAAATGCTATTTTGAAAGAAGAGTACCCCCCCCTGTTAAAAAGTGTAAACAATGGGCGGTTACTCCATCTAAAAATTTTTTCCCCCTAAAATTCAAAAGCACATGAATAATTTAATTCCAACAATACAGCGATCAAAAAAGTCGGCCCAACCCCGGTACATAAAACCGGACAGCGTGAAACGGCTGGAATCCGATTATTACGAATGGAAATACCGTAATAGCACCATTCCCACGCAATGCCGGGTAAAACCGCATTTCCGGGACGATACGGCTAACGGACTGGCAAAATGTATAGAGGCATGGGCAAAGATAAATAATGCTTTCTATCAACGCCAGAATAGCCAAGGACAATATGATTCACGATTGGGCCGTTGGCGAAAGTCAGGAACGACGGTCGGCATTGCCGATGTACAGGTGACGCATGAAGGCCGGGTGTACAATTTTGAGATCAAGATTGGCAGGG